TGTGGATAACTTTTTTTCGAATTTTTTGTGTGGTCTAAATCACACTAGAAATGTCCGATTTGTCCGTGTCTAAACTTGACTTTTTGACATTTTTGTGCTATACTTCTAAGTATAGAAAATTAAATAAAAGAAAGTAAGCGTCTCAAAGGTTGAGACTACTAGCCAGTATACTTGACAGTACAAGAAATCCATGCTAGACTTACGGAGTAAGATTAAATAAAAGAAAGGTGGTCTAAAATGACTACACTACAAATAACAAAATGCGTTGAGCATAACCCTATGAAATCTGCTATCTCAGAGGTTGCAGATACACAATACACTTTCTGCCAAGATTGTGAAAATAACATTGAGCGTTGGTACGATGATACCGACCCAGAAAGACTCCCAATGTGGAGAGATTGGAAAGTGTCTAAATGAATCTAGACGAATTCAAGGCGCATGTAGAAGCGCAACGCAAGGAAAGCCTTGCACAAGCCCTAGCCCTACTCAATAAAAAGGAAAATAAATAAATGAACATTTGCAAAGTTATCCATTGTGAGAACACAGAACTAGTCTATAGCGGAATCGCTGCCCTCATGCTCGGCGGTATCCCTACAGAAACATATTGCTACGATTGTGCTAACGCATACAATCAAATCCAAATCGCTATGGCAGAACTATTAGAAAGTGTAGGAAATTAAATGAAAGTAACAATAACAACAATGTCGGGTAACACTCGCAATATCAATCTACAATCTAAGCAAGAGGTCTACGACTTTATGCATTTATTTCAATCAACATTGCACCCTAGCCAGCGTGTAAAAATTACATGCGATTTATTATCAATTGACGGCTACCTACAGGGTGCCACACAATCATGAAAAAATGGTGGCACTAGTATCCAGAAAGTTAGGCGTACTAGTGTCCTATAATTTGATGGCACTAGTACAATAGATCTCTCCAGTGTGTGCTCACTAATTATTTACATTTATTTTTTCTATTATATGTATCATACATCTGAGAAAAATATTCAGATTTTTGCTATTTTGGTTTTTACAAAATTTTTCAGATTTGGGGTATAATGGACGGTATGGGAATATTAGACAATTTTGAAAATGCCTGGGATCCAGAATTCCAATACGAACACACTCCTATAGTAGCAACAAACAACCTAGGTGAGCCTATCATAATACCTGTTGAACAAGGTTTGGACGAAGAGGTTTTAGACATATAACTTTTTGTTATAAAGTCATATACTCTTCATCAATAATATTTTTATTGATTTCACTTAATATTTTTTCACGCATACCAATAGATCTGAATCTTTCATATCTGGACTTTAGGGTTTGCCCAATACCAAACAAGTTAGTAGTATTTACATTAGCATGAGAATATTTTATAAGTAGGTCACTCTGGCTATATCTTTTAAGTATTATCGGTCTGTCTGTTTTAAACTCAACATAAAACAAAGGCTCATTTTCAACAAAATTAATTGATCCTTTCCTTGACCAGGTTTGTAACTCAACACTATATGGTCTATACCACTCTCCAATGTTAAAATTTCCAGGTACTGTAGAACAACTTTCCATATATTTTGCTTTATGGAAAAAGGGGGATGTATAAGAAACCTCTAAACTCTGATCAGCAAAAAAAGAGTAACTTAACGCAAGTTTAAAATTAGGTCCAGTAGTAAGCATGTCATCCCTGATACCATACATGAGGATGGCCTCTTTGGTATTAATTTCTAGATTTGTCTTATTTTCAGAAAAGTCGTAATCATATCCAAAAGTCATAGGAGAGTTAAAAACCAATGTTTTTTTAATCTTTGAAGATGTTGCAGGACATTGAAAAAAATGATTTTTGCTTGACTTGTCTTTATTTTTTAAATGATCAGAAAATAGGCTAATTGGTTTGGGATATAAAAATGACCAGTCCTGCTCTTGTTGACTATCTAAATACGGAGACCAGTATACTGTTATTGGTTTCATTTTTTTATCCTTTTCTGTTATTTTTAAATTTGCGACGGTACACAAACCATTCACTGGTTTCTGGCGAATAATCACCATTTATCAATAGGACACTTAGCCTTATCTATAAGAGTCTTCAACTTCATAAAACAACCACACTTCTTACAACTCTGGTTTCCTTTACGAAAAAACTCACATCCCTTACATATCGCCAAACGCTCAGCAGCAATATCTTCTGGCGCTCTCTTAGAACCATTGATAAGATCCCATGGCTTTGCATCACCTGTTGACATTTTCAAACATCCACATCACTAAGGCTGCAACAATAACTATTGGAGCAACAAATACTAAAACCATGTCCATAGATCTATTATAGCCCATATAAGGGTTTGAAGCCACTTCTAGACATACTTGGGAGTGTATCCCATATGTTGTCTATAGGAGGGTTTGATAACCTCTATTTTCGGCTCGATTGGTATCCCGCCGAATTTAAGACTAATAATGCTATAATACATATATGACCATGCACTCACTAACTACTCTATCTAATACTTCTGCTACCCGCTTGACTCCAAACGGAACTCATTCAGGAATCGACATTACGCTTCAAAATGTAAATGCTTCTGGATATATTTATATCGGTGGAGATAGTGAAATTTCAGACACCAACTATGGGTTTAGAATTATGCCAAACCACTCTATTTCTTTTGAACTTCCAGGTAGAGACGAACTTTATGCGATAGCATCTGTAAACGAAATGAAAGTTGCAGTAATAAAAACTAACCTAGAGTCTGGGTCGTAATGGCACGTTTTACCCATCCAGCCTTTGGTGATACTGATGGACTTACAACCCAAATTAAATCTTATTCTCCAGTATGGTCTGGAACAGGACTTGCCTTTACAAATACCCCAACAACTGGATCGTATATCAAAATTGGAAATCTTGTTACAGTACAGATTGATGTTTTATTTACTAATGTAAGTAATTTTGGAACTGGACAATATTCTTTAACAATTCCTTTTAATTCAAAATATCATACAGATGTTTACGGTGGATCTATTCATGATGTTGTAAATCAAGGTGTAGACCATTACAGCATTAAGGGACACCTATCTACAGGTTCAACTGGAATGTCTATATGGAATATTGGAAGTTCTGCAAAGGATGAGCCATTTGACCACAACTCTCCATTTGTACTATCAACAGCAGATAAATTCCATATGTCATTTACATATATTTGTGAATAACTAATCTTAAATAATGATATAATAAACCTTATGACTCCTCAAGACTGGGCTGGACTTGCTTTAACTTGTTTGACAATTTTTGGTATTCTTGTCGGCGGAGTTAAGTTTTTAGTTAAACACTACCTAAGCGAACTTAAGCCAAACTCTGGATCATCGCTAAAAGACTCTGTTAATCGTCTTGAGGATAAGACTGACAAGATGTTTGATCTTTTGATTGAACACATTAAAGATCATAATAAGTAATTCTTCTATATATAATATATACTATATATAAGTATATTACTTTTACAGTATATTCTTTTCTTTATATATTTTAAGTATACACTATCAATACCCTGGCCTAATAGGATAAAACGGACATTTAGTAAATATGGAATATAACAAGTTGATAACAATTTAATAATATAGATTTTTTTAGTACTCTGGCTATATATTTGCTTTTAAAAAGTTTGTGATATACTAAAACTATGGAAATAAACTATAAAGTAATTGATAACTTTTTGCCAAAGGCAGAGTTTAATGAAATAAAAAATACATTAATGTCAGATATGTTCCCATGGTTTTATAATGACAACAAAGTTTCAAAAACTGAAAATGTTTTATTTGAAGATGGTGAGGATGGGTCAAAGTATAATTTTCAGTTTACTCATACATTTTATGGTAATATGTATCCTCAATCAAATTACTGTTTTGAACTTTTTTCTCCAATGCTAGAAATAATTAACCCTAAAGCGCTTGTAAGAATAAAATCAAATCTAACCCCCCCAACACCTAAAAAAATAATTTACGGATATCATACAGATCTTCCAAATACTCCTAAAAATTTAAAAACAGCAGTCTACTACGTCAATACAAATGATGGACTGACACTTTTTAAAGATGGTCCAACAGTAGAGTCTGTAGAAAATAGGTTGCTAATATTTGATTCAGACCTCCTGCACACTGGAACCAGTTCAACGGATATTTCAAGATGCGTAGTTAATTTAAATTTTTTTGAATAACTTTTTGTTATAAATTTATATATCTTAACCTATTTAAAATAATCATATATAATCTAAAGTGCTGGCACTCAGGATCTTTCTACCCACCCCACTGCTCCTGAGTGTCCAGCCTTATTTTATGGTATAATCAATGATATGTGTACTCCAGCAACCGAAAAACTAGGCGCAACACCAGCCCATGTGCAATGGACAGTCGTCCGAGGAGACTCATCCACACTACTTGTTCAATTTCTTGAAGATGATGAAGTAACCTATTGGGATACGGATGGTTGGACATATTCTGCAACAGCCTATGACTCTAGTGGAGATGTTCTGGACGAATTAGACGTTATAGTTGATGGATCAGAAGCATCTATCTTTATATCAGCAGATATATCTAAAAATTGGGGAATTGCCTATAGGTCTGTAGTTGCAGAACTACCATTTGATTTGCAAGTAATAATTCCAGCAGCCCAAGGAGAGACAGAAGATACCGTATGGACCCCAGTTCTTGGAACCATATGTGTATTAGGAGATGTTACTCCAGGAGGTAGTTTATAATGCCAGTTGTTAAGGTTACAGTTCCACAAACAAATTTGCCTCCAATTATTAAAATTGGCAAAAAGGTTTTTAAAGTAAAGAAGCCATAAGATGGCAAAGAGTATGGATTTTCCTAAGCCAAAATATTCAGAGGCAATAAAATCTAACCAAGGAAGTAATCAGGGCAATGTTGAGTATGTCGCCGTACCTGGAATTCAAGGGGAAAAGGGAGAAGTAGGCCCTAAAGGTGATAAGGGCGACAAAGGTGAGAAGGGTGATACAGGCCCTCAAGGACCAAGGGGCGAAGAAGGCAAGGCAGGACCTAAAGGAGAGCGGGGAGAGCCTGGCAGGGGAGCACAAGGCTATGATTCTCCATCAGGACAGTATCCAGGTTGGGCTTATTATGAAAATAAAGATAAGAGATTGATTCTTCTTGGCCCCACCAGGGGTGATGATGGATGGGTTAATATTACTATGAAAGATGATGAAGACTCCAGCATATTAAGGTTTCTTCCAGCAAATTCTGTATCTTTGTGGAATCCAGTAACTCAAAGAATTAATTTTAAACAATTAAAAATTGGTGCCAAAATAGATATAAGGTACGACATTGTTTTAACTACTGATGTAAATAATACAGAGGCCTGGATTAGAACCTTTATTCCAAAAGTAGAATCCCCAACAGCATATATAGGAATGCTAAAGTATAAGTATCCATATGAAATGTCTGTTAACCAAACCCTGTATGTCGACATATCTAAAATTAGATCAGAAGGTGGCATAATTCAAGCAAGAACAGATAATGAATCTACCATTATCTTAAAGGGTATATATATATCAATTTCTTAATGGTATAATGAACTAGGAGGATAATGATGGCTTTTCCAAGTACTTATGATTTTAACTATTACCGTGGTGACACTGCTGAGTTTGTAGCCCGTCCTAAAAATGCAAATGATGGATCTTCATTTGAACTAACAGACTATAATGCCAGTTTTACAATTGCTAATCAGAGAGGTCCCCAAGGAACTCAATACACTGCTAATGCTGTTGTTAATGAGATTTCTGACATAGTTACCTGCACAATTACTCCAACTGTTGGTAGAGATCTAGAACCAGGAACATACGTATACGATGTTGAAATTGAAAATGGTATTGAGATTTATACACTTCTAACTGGAACAATTACTGTAACAGACGATATTTCTGGAGCAGTATAATGCCAGATGTTTTGCTATCAAATGATGATATTACTGTTCTTGGGCCACCAGAAGTAGTAGAACTGTTAGTTGATATTGGTCCAACAGGACAACGTGGTAGTAAATTTTTTGTTGGAACTGGAGAACCAAATTCTCTAACAACAAACGGTGCTATTTTTAGTGAAACAATTAATCTATATGATATGTATATCAACTCAGCACCTGGAGCAAACTATGGATATCTTTATCAATACATTTCTGAAACTGGTGGAAATACTTGGACACAAGTTTTAAGAATTTCTCCAACACTCTATTCAAAAAGACATACAGTAACATTTGCTTCAGGAGAAGCATCAATATCTATTCCTATAGCCAACATAGTTACAGTTTCTGGAACTCCTCTTACAGCATCTAACTTTAATGTTCAGTATAGTATTGAAAATACTGCTCCAATTGCTTCTTCGGTTGAGATACCCGCACTTGCAGGATCTGGAACAAACTTAGTAGTCAATCTTAATGCAGCAAGGTATGCAAGCAGCGCTTGGTCTAACCTAACAGGAGAGGTAACGGTACATCTGTTTATAACTGTAGTTATCTAATTATGGTATAATCTTGATGAGGTGAAAATATGGCAGCAGAATCAATTGGTAGTTTAGTACCTACAAAAATTCCAGGTCTTTCAGACCAAGCAGATATTCAGGCTGCACTACGTGTATACCATTATGGTTCATATACATTTGATACAGCAGAAACAGATCCAGCAGAATTAGTAAATCCATCTATAGCATATACAATAAATGACCTTCAGGATCAGATTGACTCCTTGTCAGGAGGAACTGCAATCCAGGAAACAAGTTTTAATGCTAAGGGAGATTTATTGTCTGCCTCAGCAGATAACACTTTATCTGTTTTGACGGTAGGTTCAAATGGAAGGGTTCTTACAGCAAACAGTGCAACAGCAACTGGTCTTGAGTGGGCAACTCCAGAGGTAACTGCTTCTAGCACTAACACTCTAACTAACAAAACATTAACTGCTCCAATTATTAATCTTTCAATTAATGCACAAACTGGAACTACCTATACTGCAGTACTTGCAGATAATGGAAAATTAGTTGAAATGAACAATGGTTCTAGCAATACCTTTACTGTGCCATTAAATTCATCTGTTGCCTATCCAATTGGTGCCCAAATAAATATACTTCAAACAGGCCTTGGACAAACGACTGTCGTCGCTACTGGTGGTGTAACAATTAATGCTACCCCTGGTTTAAAGTTACGAACACAATGGTCATCTGCCACGTTAATTAAACGTGACACAAATACTTGGGTTCTTGTCGGTGATTTGAGTGCCTAATGCCAATAATTGGAAATAATAGTTCTGGTGGTAAAAAACCTAGTTCTCCTGTAATTGGGTCAGCATCTTCAGGAAATGCACAGGCTACTGTAAACTTTACCTCTTCTTCTTACATTGGTAAGGGCACAATTTCTTATACAGCAACTTCTTCTCCAGGTTCTTTTACAGGAACAGGATCAGGCTCCCCAATCACGGTTTCTGGATTATCAAATGGTACCGCTTATACTTTTTCAGTTTTTGGAACAACAAACTATGGGGCAGCCTCAGACTCATCTGCAGCAAGTAATTCGGTTACCCCTATAAATCCACCAGTAGTCACTGGCGGAACCTTGACTTCAGATTCAACTTATTATTATAGAACATTTACATCAAATGGATCTCTTTCAGTAACCAATGGATCTGTAGTAGCCGATTACGCTCTTATCGGAGGTGGCGGTGCTGGTAACTGGAGTTTCTTTTCTAATTTTGATAATGGAACTGGATATGGTCAAGCATTTCAAGGTGGCAATGGTGGCGCTGGCGGATACAGAAATGCTAATGCTCAAACACTTTCTGGAACATATAACATTACAATTGGTGGCGGTGGAAGTGCCCCAGTTCAGGGAGGCAGCGGCCCAGGTAGCGGAAATCCAACAACTGGTTTTAGTCTAAGTGCAACAGGCGGTGGACATGGCGGAGACAAGGCTGGTGGCAATGGTGGTGGCGGAGGTTGTGGCGGTGGTGCTGGCGGTCAATGGAATAACCAATATGGACCTGGCAATGACGGATCTGCAACAGGATCTGGTGGTACAGGATCACAAGGTGGTAATGGAACTGCTGGATACCCAGGAGCAGGTGGCGGTAGTGGTACTACACCTGGAACTGCTGGTAACTCTGGCGTAAATATATTTAGTATCGGAACCACTTATGGAATTGGTGGTGGTAATCGAGGCGGTAACACTGGAGACGGTGGAGCAGGTGGGTCTATTACTACAGCAAGATACTCAGGCAGTAATGCTGGTGATGGATTTGCTGGATCTAGCGGAATTGTTATTGTCCGTTATACAAGAGCATCGGTTGGTGGATAATGGCACATTGGGCAGAACTTGATGATAACAACATTGTACTTCGTGTAACTGTTGGTGATAATAATGACCCTAACGGTGATGAAGGTTACCAATGGCTTATAGACAACATTGGCGGTCGTTGGATAAAAACATCATACAATAATAACTTTAGAGTTAGATATGCAGGTATAGGTATGGAGTATCGTGAAGATCTTGATGCTTTTATACCTCCTAAATGTCATGAAGAGGCACAGTTAGATGAGATAACTTGCAATTGGGAATGCCCTAACTCTGAACATTCTCTAAGCATTACTGAATAAATAATAAAAGTGTTTATCCTCTAGTAAATACAAAATAAAATAAAAAACCCCAAAGGAGAAATCCAATGGGGTTCTTTACTTTAATCGTTATAGGTGCTCATGTGGAAATTTCTTTAACCATCTCTGTACAGGGGCAGTTTTAGCATATTTCCAAGACTTCCAGTCTGTTCCACCCTTGGTCATGTGGAATGCAATTTTTGCATTTTTTACTGGGTTAAATAACTCAGCGTTAGCGTTTAGGTCAAATTTTTCTCTACGATCAGGTCCCAAGATTCCGATCATATTTATTTGGAATACCCCGTAAGAACTGTCTCCAGTCTTAGCATTTCCATTAAATGCAAAAGGTCTTCCGTTTGATTCTGCCTTGGCTACAGCCCAAGCAGTCTTTAGACCCTTTCCAGTAAAGCCTACAGCCTTCAATAATTCAACGAGTTCGTAATCTGTTAAAGACGAAGCATTTTTATACTTTGCCAAAACTGAAACTTTTTTTGGCTTAGAAACCAAAAAGGCCGACTTAGGGTCGGCAGGGGCAGTCACGGACTTATTACTCAATAAATTATTTTCAGTTGTATTAGATATTGCGTTAGCAGAATTACTTATAGGTGCTAGTAATCCAACTAATGATAGGATTCCAATCCAAGCCTTCTTGTCTCTTCTCATCAAATAAACCTCCTAGAAACAAAAGCACCAGTTATCTGGTGTTACTACCAAGTATAACATGTTTTTGCCCCAAAAGTCCAACTTTTGACATTTTTATTAAATTGTTATAAAACTGTAAGCATGAAGTGGTATAATGGTAAATACTATGGCTACAGGTTCAACAACAAACTATGATATACCTTATCCACTATCCAGTGATCCAGTAAATGTTCACGAGGATATTCAGTCATTGGCTGAAACTGTTGAGTCTTTATTAGGAACCATTGGTCCCGCATACCACACACTTGAAGTAACAAATAATAGTGGATCCTCTATTGCTAAAGGTGATCCAGTTTATATTTCAGGGTATGGAACATCTAAACCTGCAGTTACAAAATGTGACTCTGATGACTTATCAACATTTCCAGTAGTAGGACTAGCAACAACAGCAATATCAAACAGTTCCGATGGAGTTGTTTTATTGTCTGGTGTATTTTCAAATATTAATACTAACGCTTACAATGTTGGTAATAAATTATATGTTGCTAATGGTGGTGGATTAACAGCGACAATTCCAGTTACAGGTTCTGGAGCAGTAGGAATTGTTTTAAAGAAAAACGCATCAAGTGGAATTATTCTTGTGGGTCAGCCAAAGGGTAACGGAACTTGGGGATCATTGAAAGCAGGGTTATCGTAATGGCAACTTATAGAGGTAGTGGTTCTGGAACATATGACATTGGAGAGGCCCCACCATTTGTTAATTGGACATTTGTAAAAGGTGATACCGCAGCATTTCGGGTATACGTAACAGATGATGCTCGTCAGCCATTAAACATACCTGACTGGACAATATCTATGCAGATTAAAAGACCAACAACAAGCCCAGTTGTCCCTGGTCAGATAACAGACACTGCAACACTTATATACACATTAACACCTGCAGCAGATGCTGATGATGAAGATGGAGAGTTTACAGTTTCTCTAACAGCAGCACAAACTGCTAGTCTTCAAACAAATGATATTTTTGACATTGAACTATCTCTTCCTTCAGACGCTATTGTTTGGACCGTTGCTCAGGGTAAGGTGACAGTCTTAGAGGATGTAACTGCATAATGGCAACGGTATCATTATCTAGAAAACAACCAGTAAGTACAAGACGTATTGAGATAGAAAATTACCTAAATACTTCTTTTGAAACTATAGATAGAGGCGTAAGGATTGATGAAATTCTTCCTTTTAGAATTAGGTTTTCATCTGTTATGATTCCAGCAGGTGGTCCAGGAGTTGTCCCCCCAATTCCCCTACAAATTATTGGTTACAGTAACTATATACTTTAAAATATGTGATATAATTCCTGTATGGCTAAATTATCAATCTCAAGCATAAAGTCTCTATTTCAAACTGGAGATAGACCTACTCAAACAAACTATGAAGATTTGATTGACAGTACCTCTGCAAGATCAACAGATCTTGGTTCAGATGGTAACAATGAGGTTACAATTAACGGCATTGAGAACTCAACAATTTTTGATAACTTTTCAGCCAGCGAGTGGAGATCAGTAAAGTACATGGTCTCAATTAAAAAGACTTCTGGTGGCGCTAATAAGTATTACGCTACAGAATTAACCATAGTCCCTGACAATACAGATGTAAGTGTTAGTGAATATGGCACAGTAGACAATGATGGGAATATTGGCACCATCTCCGTGTCTAGAGCAGGAGATACAGTTTCATTAACTGTAGTTCCAGTGGGTGGACAAACCCCGATTACCTTGCGCTATTTGCGTATTGGTCTGAAGGCTTAACTAAGGAGATAAAATGGCAACAGTAACAAAAGATTTTAGAGTAAAAGCGGGACTGGTAGTTGAGGGATCAACTGCGACCGTTAATGGACACGATATACTAACAGAAGCACTGGTAGATGTAAAAGGTGATATCCTTGTTGCCTCTGCTGCAGATACTGTTACCCGTTTAGCAGTTGGAACTGATGGACATATTCTTACAGCAGATTCTAATGCAACAAATGGTATCAAGTGGGCAGCAGCCCCAGCAGTTGGAGTTTTTGAATCTTCAATTACTTTTGAAGGTACAACAGCAAACGACTTTGAAACAACTCTTGCAGTAACAGACCCAACAGCAGACCGCACAATCACATTCCCAGACGCAACTGGTACAGTAGCACTTACTTCGGATCTAGGCTCATTCATTACTGCATCAAGCACTGAAACACTAACAAATAAAACAATAAGTGTTGATAATAATACAGTTTCTGGCATTGCAGCATCTAGTTTTGTTGTATCAGATTCCTCTGGAAACATTGACGGATCTGCTGCTCAAAAGGCAATTCCAACTGGAACAGTAGTAGGTTCATCAGATAGCCAGACTTTAACAAATAAAACAATTTCTGGTGCAGACAACACACTTTCAAACATTGCAAATAACTCACTTACAAACTCTGCAATTACAATCAACGGTACTTCAGTTTCTCTTGGTGGTTCACGCACCCTTGGATCTGATGATGTTGCAGAAGGTTCAACAAACAAGTACTTTACAGATGAAAGAGCACAAGATGCTGTTGGAAACTCTGTAGGCAATGGTCTTGACTATGATGATAATACTGGAGCAATTTCTGTAGACCCTTCAGAGTTTGCACTAAATGCTGTTGGAGCACCAACTGGCGCTGTTAGTATGGCAACATACAAGATTACAGGCCTTGGAACACCAACTGATGCAGCAGATGCTGCAACAAAGGCTTATGTAGATTCAGTTGCAGAAGGATTGCACATTCATGAGTCTGCAGTCGCAGCAACAACTGCAAATGTTAATCTTGCAAATGCTCTTGAAAACGGAGATGTTCTTGATGGAATTACCCTTGCTACTGGCAACCGTATTCTTGTTAAGAACCAGACAACACAATCTGAAAACGGTATTTACGTAGTTCAGGCTTCAGGTCAGCCAACCCGTGCAGCAGATTTTGATACAGCATCAGAGGTAGATTCTGGCGATTTTGTATTCGTATATTCAGGTACAGCAAATGCTGGAACTGGCTGGGTACAAACAAATCAGCCAGCAACAATTGGAACAGATGCAATAGTATTTACACAGTTCTCAGGCGCTGGTACATACGTTGGTGGCGCTGGTATGACATTGGATGGAAATACATTTAATGTTGGTGCTGGAACTGGTATTCAGGTAAATGCTGACACAATTGAAAACACTGGTGTTCTCTCTATCACTGGTACAGCAAATCAGATTACTGCAAGTGCATCAACTGGTGCAATTACACTATCTGGTCCACAAGACCTTCATTCAACAGCAACACCAGCATTTAGCGGTGTAAGCGTTGGATCTGTAACACTTCCAGATGCTCTTGTTGGATCTGCTCTAGCAACTGCTGGAACATCAGCAACAACAATTGATACATGGTCAGCAACAACATATTCTGCTGCTAAGTATGTTGTTCAGATGAAAAAGTCTGGCAACATTGAAGTAATTGAGATGCTTGTTGCTGTGGATGGATCAAACAATGTTTATCTAACAGAATATGCTAATGTGCAAAGCAATGGTGAACTAGGAACAACAAATGCTGTCTATGACGCTGGCAATGTTCTTCTTCAGGTTACTGCTGCAGCAGCAGATACTTTTGTTAAGGTAAGCAAGACCTATATCGAAGCATAATTAAAGACGGGAGTCAACTGTGACAACAACTAATAGAGACTTTAAGGTAAAGCATGGGCTAGATGTAGCCCAAGGCGGTACTTTTGGCGGAACTGTCACAGTTGCTACTCCTACTGAAAATACACATGCAACAACAAAACTATATGTTGACTCAGTTGCGTCTGCAGCAGGAGTAAGTGTTGGTGCAACACCTCCAGTATCTCCATCAAATGGAAATCTGTGGTTTGACACATTAACAGAACGAGTTCATGTTTATTACGGATCTCAATGGGTTGCTATTGCAACTCTTGAAGATGCAGAAACACTTCAAGACCATATTCACGATACATCAATTGATGGCTCTGGTCTTATTGTAAGTACTTTCGTTAGTGGCGGGGCATATAACGAACCAGGATATCTTGTTAGTGCTGGATTATATAATACAGTATCTTGGGAAGAAACCTGGGTAGGCGGAGAAGCAGTAGATAATTTTAATTAATTATCTGATATAATATGAATACACCACTAAGGGAGTTATAAATGGCAACAAGAATGCAACAGCGCAGAGGAACTGCTTCTCAGTGGACTTCTGCTAACCCAGTATTAAATGCTGCAGAGATGGGCTGGGAGTCAGACACAAATAAGTTTAAGATCGGTGACGGAGTAAATCACTGGGCAGACCTAGACTACTTTGTTGACGCTAACTCAACAGTCAACCCAGCATTTGGTTCAAGTATTACTTTTGAAGGTGCTACATCTGACGGATTTGAGACCACTCTCCAAGTAACAGATCCTACTGCAGATCGTACAATAACAATTCCAAATGTAACAGGAACAGTTATTACAACTGGAAACCTTTCAGATATTACAGATATTGGAGTGTTTACAGGTTCCATTACAATGGAAGGTACAACAGCAGATTCCTACGAGTTAGTACTTTCTGCAGGAGACCCTACAGCAGATAGAACTATTACCTTCCCAGATGCAGATGGAACAGTTGCTTTAATAGAATCAGTAAATACATCTTTAGGTGGGTATATTGAAACTTCAGATATTGGTGCAATATCTGGTGTAGCAGGACTTGATTCAAACAAGAATCTTTTGGTTCCTGGAACTTCAATTATTGTTGAAGGAACAACAGATAATGACAATGAAACTACCCTTGTAGTTACAGATCCAACATCTGATCGCACAATCACATTCCCTGATGAAACAGGAACAGTTCAACTTAGAGTTGCAGATGTATCAGATACAGAAATTGGTTACCTTAATGGAGTAACCTCAGCAATTCAAACACAATTAGACAATAAATTAGCACTTGCTGGTGGCACAATGACAGGTGCAATTGCAATGGGCACAAGCAAGATTACTGGTCTTGGAACTCCAACTGATTCAGCAGACGCAGCAACTAAGGCTTATGTAGATGCTGTAACAGAAGGATTGCATATTCACCCTTCAGTAGTTGCTGCAACAACAGCAAATGTTGCTTTATCAACTGCCCTTGAAAATGGGGACACACTTGATGGTGTAACTCTTGCAACTGGAAATCGTGTTCTCGTTAAGAATCAAACAACACAATCTGAAAATGGTATTTATGTAGTTGCTGCTTCTGGACAACCTACACGTGCCACAGACTTTGATACTGCTTCAGAAGTAGATAGTGGAGACTTTGTTTTCGTATCTTCTGGTACTATAAACGGTGGTACTGGCTGGGTGCAAGTTAATCAGCCAGCAACAATTGGAACTGATGCAATTGCTTTTAGCCAATTCTCTGGTGCAGGCACATACTCTGCTGGTACAGGATTAACATTAACTGGAACAGCATTCAGTATTAATACTGGAACTACTGTAGATCTAAATACTGCTCAAACATTAACTAATAAAACTTTAACATCACCAACATTAACCACTCCAGCACTTGGAACACCAGCATCTGGAACAATGACAAACGTAACTGGGCTTCCTTTAAGCACAGGCGTAACTGGAACACTTCCTGTTGCAAACGGTGGAACTGGCATCACATCTCTTGGAACTGGCATTGCTACACTTCTTGGAACTCCATCAAGTGCCAACCTTGCTGCTGCAATTACAGATGAGACAGGCTCAGGTGCTCTAGTGTTTGGAACAAGTCCAACAATAGCAACTCCTGCTATTACAGGTGGAACTCTTACCGACACAGTTGTTAGAGGATTAGAAGAAGACGTAAACGTTGTGGCTTCTGCTGCAACTGGAACCATTAACTTTGATGTGGCTACTGCTTCAATCTGGTACTACACATCTAACGCAACCGCCAACCACACTCTAAACTTCAGATATTCAAGCGGTACAACATTAAATAATGCAATGGCAACAGGTGATGCAATTACCCTTGTTTGGATGAATACTAACGGAGCAACACCTTACTATCCAAGTACTATTCAAATTGATGGAACTAACGTTACACCAAAGGTTCCATCAGCAATAACAGCAGGAAATGCATCGTCTATTGATGTTTATTCGTTTACAATTATCAAAACAGCAAATGCAACATTTACTGTTCTTGAAACTCAAGGTAAGTTTGCATAAAGGGAGAACATAATATGCCTATGATGGGTTCTACTGGATCAGGCTCAGTTAGAGGTTTTGGCAGATTTCGTGCAAAGCCAGCATTAACTGTTGAGTTTGTAATCGTCGGAGGTGGCGGTGGCGGATCTGATCGTCAAGGCTTTGGTGGAGCAGGCGGAGGCGGAGTTCGTTCATCTGCAATTGGCTCACTATCTGGACAAAATGCTGCTGCTTTGGCAACACAGACACTATTAACTGGCGTAGGATATTCTGCTTCAATCGGTGCAGGTGGCGCAACCGTATCTTCAGGAGGTAGTTCTTCATTTAATGGTATAACTGCAAACGGAGGCACAACTGGTGGCACTGGCAGCGGTGGCGGTGGATTCGGTGGAGCAAGTGGTGGTGGCGCAGCAGGACATGGATTTGGCGGAGGTGGTGGAACAAGTTACGGCGGTGGCGGTGGCGGTGGTGCAGGTCAAGCAGGAGGTAGTGCACAGTCTTCTGACACTATTGCAGGTGGTGGCGGTGCTGGTGTTGTTAATTCTATAACAGGTGATCATCGTGGTGGCGGTGGAGGTGGAACATATTATGCTGGCGGAGGAACTATGGCAGCAGGCGGTGGCGGTGCTGGTGGCGGTGGCGGTGGCGGTGCAAGTAATAATGGTAAGGGTGGAAACGGTGCTGGAACATATGGAGGTGGAGCAGGCGGAGGTGGAGACTACTGGACTCGTGGAGGAACTGGTGGTTCTGGACTTGTTGCGCTTAGATTCCCTGCTGATTACCAAGCATCTTTATCTGGACTAGGCGGTTCAACAAACACTATTCAAGGTTCAAATAGAGTCGTATATATCACTAGCGGAACAGGAACGGTGACTTTCTCATAATGGCACACTATGCTTTTTTAGATGAAAATAATATTGTCACTGATGTAATCGTTGGACTTGATGAAACAGAGTTGATTGATGGAGTAGATCCTGAAACTTGGTATGGAAACTTTAGAGGACAGGTATGTAAGCGTACAAGTTATAATAATAACATACGTGGCATATATGCAGGCATTGGTTATTCTTATAACGAAGAAGAAGATATATTTATTGAACCTAAGCCATATCCTTCTTGGACTATTCGTGAAGGATCATTATGGAGACCTCCCGTTAGGCGTCCAGCAGATGGAAAAAATTATATTTGGAATGAAGAAACCCTATCTTGGGACTTAGTAGAAGATTTGTAAAAAATAATCCACTAAAATAAAAATGTTAATGGCAATAATTATAAAAATTGTTGACCGTATGATATACTTTTTTTATGAAAAAAACTTATTATTTTTTAGCGGGTTTACCAAGAAGTGGAAATACACTATTATCAGCAATATTAAATCAAAATCCAAATATTTATAGCACACCACTCAGCCCACTTCTTGATTTGATGTGGGAGTATTCTAAGTCGTATAATTATTTAAATAGTATAAAACGAAATGAAGAAAATAAGGACAGAGGGTCAGAACTACTTTATTCTTTCTTTGATACATTTTATAAAAATGTAGAAAAGCCTATAATAGTTGATAGGCAAAAAGACTGGGGAATGCCAGGAAATCTTGATTTAATAAAAAAATATATTACAAAAAGTCCTAAGATTATAGTCACAGTTCGTGATATTTTAGAAATTCTTGCTTCATTTATTAAACTGGATTCTGATCGTTTAAGAAATGACGTTATAAGTAATAATGCTTTTGTTAATATTTATCGTTCTGATGAAGACTGTATATGTGAATATCTTATGCAAATAAATGGGGATATAGACAGAGCACTAGTTTCTGTTGCATCCGCATTCTATCTAGAAAACAAGGATATTTTTCATATTGTTGAATACAATGATCTTGTATTAAAACCACAAGAAACAATGTCTGGTATCTATAAATTTTTAGAGTTACCAGAATATAAACATGACTTTAATAACATAAAAAAGATAGAGTTAGATAACGATATAGATCTTGGCTATCCTGAGAACTTGCACGATGTTAGAGAGTCTTTGTCAATATCGTCAACATCAGTAGACATTCTTTCTGACTACATTAAACACAAGTACTCTAATATGGAATTTTGGAGAGATAACTCTTTGATGAAAGTTAAAGGGAAAGATTTTTAAATTATAGATATTTATATTAGTAGTTAATACTTTAAAAAAACAAAAGTACTAACCCTAAACAAAAGATTTACACGTTCTTTTTGAGCGTGTTTTTCTTTTTAAATCTATGCTATACTTAAGACTACTTCAGAAACTATGAAGTACTCACTTAATTTTGCTATGAAAGGTAAATAATAAATGTCAGAAAGCGTATTTTCATTTCGTCTATCAGAAGATTTTGTTAATAAATATCAACTGATTCCAGCACCATTTGGATTCTCAGATGCAGGCTCTAACTCACTTGGAGAGATTACGTTTATTCGTACCTATTCCCGTGTTAAAGAGGACGGAACAAAGGAACGCTGGCATGAAGTTTGTCGTCGTGTAATTGAGGGCATGTATTCAGTACAGAAAAACCACGCTAAAGATAATCGACTTCCGTGGAATGACAACAAGGCTCAGAAGTCCGCTCAAGAAGCATTTCAAAGAATGTTTGAGTTAAAGTGGACCCCCCCAGGCCGTGGTCTCTGGGCATTTGGTACACCTATGACTATGGAGAAGCGTAACTCAGCATCCCTCCAAAACTGTGCAATGGTTTCTACTCGTGACATTGATCGTAATGATCCAGGTGCCCTATTTGCATGGGTTATGGATGCTCTTATGCTTGGTATTGGTGTAGGATTTGACACCCTTGGACAAGACAAGCAAATGTCTATTTATGCACCTTCAGAGCCAGCCTCAGTCTATGAAATCCCTGATACCCGTGAAGGCTGGGTAGAGTCTGTTCGTCTTTTGATCAACTCATTTCTTCGTCAAAATCAAGCGGTACAGGAGTTTAATTATGACCTAATCCGTCCTCTAGGAGCACCCATTAAGGGCTTTGGAGGGGTTGCTAGCGGTCCAGCACCACTTATTGATCTGCATACCCGCATTCGTAATGTCGTAGGCTCTAGAGCGGGAGAACTACTTGATAGCCGTGCTATTGTAGATATTGTAAATCTTATTGGTACTTGCGTTGTTTCTGGAAATGTTCGTCGTTCTGCTACCCTTGCACTTGGTACACCAGAAGATAGTGGTTTTATTAATCTTAAGAATCCAGAAGTGTTTCCAGAAAGAAATTCATATGATCCAGAAAAGCCAGGTTGGGCATGGATGAGCAATAACTCAATTGCTGCTAAGGTTGGAACAAAATATGAAGACTATGTAGATTTAATTGCAGACAATGGAGAGCCAGGTTTTATCTGGCTTGGTGTTGCTAGAGATTACGGTCGTCTTGCAGATGCTCCAGACTATAAAGATGCTCGTATCATGGGCTTCAATCCTTGTGCAGAGCAGCCATTGGAATCATATGAACTTTGTACTCTTGTAGAGGTACATTTAAATCGTCATGACTCTAAAGAAGATTTCCTAAAAACGTTAAAGTTTGCTTATCTTTATGGAAAGACTGTAACTCTTATGCCAACACATTGGCAACAGACAAACGGTATCATGCAAAGAAATCGTCGTATTGGCACATCACTTACAGGCATTGCAGCCTTTGCTGATGAGCACGGATTGCCGACAACCCGTGAATGGATGGATGAAGGATACAACACAATTCGTCAATATGATCACTCATATTCAGAATGGCTATGTGTTCGTGAGTCCGTTCGTGTAACCACCGTTAAGCCATCAGGATCTGTGTCATTGCTTTCTGGCGCTACCCCTGGAGTTCACTGGGGTCCTGGAGGAGAATTTTATCTTCGTGCTATTCGCTTTGGCGATACTGATCCAATGCTTCACCTGTTTAAAGCAGCGGGATATAAAGTTGAACCAGACCTTGTATCAGCAAACACACAAGTAGTTTATTTCCCAGTTGCATCAGGACATAAGCGTTCTGAGAAGCAGGTAAGTTTATTTGAAAAGATTGGTTTGGCAGCAACAGCCCAGAAGTATTGGTCAGATAATGGTGTTTCTGTAACTCTGTCATTTGACAAAGAAAATGAGAAGAAATTTATTGCTCCTGCCTTAAACATGTATGAGGGACAGTTAAAGGCAGTATCCTTCCTACCAATGGGAGATAAGGTTTATCCACAGCAACCTTATACAGAAATCACAAGAGAAGAATATAACTCATATGTAGGAAAGATTGGCAAAATTGATTGGTCTGCTATTTATGATGGCAATGATAACCTTGATGCTGAGTCAGAAAAATATTGTTCTACAGATGCTTGTGAGATTAAGTTATATTAGACTCTAGCCTGCTATAATAGTGGGATAGGAGAATTATGTCTAACCCATCAAATTTGTATGCAGAGAAGATCTTCTCAGAACACCCATTAGTCTTGTGGGCACTGGATGACAAGGCTGACTATGTAAGTTTGATTACAGAAGCCAAAAGAAATGTTGAATCTCAGTGGACAACTACTGGAGCAACTGTTAATACAGATCCTGGTAGTGGTGCCGTAGATGCTCCTTTTGAAGATAGTTTGTCAACTAGCATTCTTGGTACGGTTCCAAGTGGGGCAACTGGAGTCATTAAACTAGTTAGTCCAAACCTAAGTAATTTTTCTAATATGAGTTCTGAACTTGGATCATTTTCAGTTGGTTCATATTTTTATTCAAATAGTATTTATGTAAGTTCGGTATCTATTGGGTTTGAGTACACAGATCCAGCAACGTCTTCTGTTGTAGAGCAATTAGAAACTTTTGTTGACCCATTATATAATCGTTGGTCTTTTTTATCTTCTACATTTCCTATTCCAGATAAGGTAGCAACTTTTAGAATTGTTATAAAAATATCTACTATTACTGGAGGAGCATCTTCTTCAGACTATGAATTTTATGTTAATGGAATAAGTGCTGGGCAGTGGGCAGAAGAGTTCCATGCTACATCTTTAGGGAGTTCTGTTGAGTCATTTCCTACAGATATTGCTATAACCCAAGACTATGCGATTGATGCACTTCCATATGGCTTAACTGGAGTAAACGGATATTACCTTGCGTCTGAAACTTCTTTGTTTGCAAAAAATACAAGTATTCCGCTTGTATATGGAGCAACTGGTGCAACAAAGATTGTCCCTAATGGAGAGAATCCATCTTTGCTTATTCCAGGACAAGGATTTTTAAATGAATTGGGAAGATATGGGGAATATACTGTTGAGTTTTGGGCTAGAATTAATTCTGATACACTACAACCACGAAAGATTTTTGGTCCAATAGCATCTTCAGACGGATTATATGTTGAGTCAGGATTTATAACATTAAAAATTGGAAATGCATTTAGGTCACATTTTGTTGGTGAATGGTATAGACCAATGCTTATTGATATTCGTATTATTAAAGATTCTGCAAGTCTATTGATTAATGGAGAAGAGGTTCTATCTTTATCTTTTAGCACCAATTCAATACCTCTTCCATCAATAGTTAATAGTGCAAACGGAGACTCTCAAGACTGGCTTGGGTTTTATGCGTACTCAGATGTTCCAGAAATAGAACTTGACTGTATAGCAATTTATTCATATCAGGTTCCAGTTACTGTTGCTAAGCGTAGATGGGTATATGGACAAGGAGTAGAGTCTCCCGAAGGTATTAACTCTGCCTATGGAGGAACATCTGCTTTCATTGATTATTCTTTTGCTGACTATACGGCTAACTATTCTTATCCAAACTTTGCAAAGTGGCAGCAAGGAACATTTGACAACCTTGTAACTACAGCAACATCTCTAGATACCCCATCTTATAGTCTTCCAGATATATCTATTGGTACAAAGACTTTGACACAATTTTATGACGATAATCAGGCTATTCAGTCTGGAAATACAAACTTTATATGTCTAAAACCTAATAGTAGTTGGGACGATATAGACGGATATATGAATTTTTCAACATTAGATATTTTAAATGATGAAGTGCACGGAATATACTTAGTAATACAAGCAATAGATGACAATCCACAAGAGCAAATACTTTTTGATATACAGGATGCCCTTACTGGAAATAGAATGAGCGTAATAAAAGAAGGTCTGTTAGTAAAGTATTATTTGACATACAATGGCGAAGAAGAATTGCTATTTACAACTGATTCCCTTGTATTAAATACAAAAAGAGCAGTTGGAATAAACATAGACAGCCTTATTGAAACATTTGGTGGAAATGTTGCAACATTTTTTGGAAACAGAAAAGGACTAACTTTATATATTGCTGGAGACAAAACAGAAAATAAAACTTTTACTGGATATATTTACACTGTTGGCTTATCTACTGCATTTAATGTTGGTCAGGTTTCAGATCATTTTATGCCTAATGGCATAGCCCTAATTACTTCTGGAGATGAACTTATTGTTCATACAGCAAGTTATACCTTGCTTCCAAACGAATCATATAACACATTCTTTTTAGATATCGGTATATCTGGATATTGGGAAGATTATATGCCACTTTCTTATTTTGCCCAGTATGTAAAAAATGATGTTGGAAACGAATATTATGACCTAGACTTTATTCAGTTCAATGTAGACTATCCAGAGCCATCTACAGTTGTACAGGAAAGAGTTGGGGTTGAGTCTTTTTCCTATCTAGACCTATATGAGCAATATTCTTTACCAACACAAAGAACATATGCAGATCTAGCAGATGAGGCTGAGACTGGATGGGAAGACTACTTAGATATGGCTGAGCAATCAGTTCTAGCAAATATATATAACACTGATGATGCTGCTGTTAGAAGTTATATAACTTTTCAATATGTAGCAGAAGGGGCCAACTCACCAGTTGGCAATTTCCTAACTGTTGATAGGCCAATAGAAACAAAAATTTTAGATATGGATAGCCATCCCCAGTGGTCAACAACAAGATTTGAAGTTGTAAATAATACGCTAATATATCCAAGTAAAACTGTAGATTTTAATGAACTAGCAATAGTTTATAGGCTAGAATTTAATGTTCGTGGAACAATAACAAAGCCAATAACACTAAGAACTTTGTCATTAGCCTCTCAAGTATTAAATGATAACTCTTTTAATCCTGTTGGAACAAAGTTTGGAAACGATCTATTTCCATACAAAAGAGCAGGAATTTATTATGACTACAAGTCTAAAAATCCTTTTAGTATTTATAAAGGAAGCACCCCATATCTATACATGACAAAAAATTCTGGAATTGAGGTAAGAGGAGAATTTTCTGCTTCAGTAGATCGAGGAATATCTCTTCCAGTAAATACAACACTTGCAAACAATTATCGTATTAGTGCTTTCCAGGCTTGGTATAGAAATGATAGCGTCTCTTTTGGTTTAGACCCAGTACAACTATTTGAAATTAACCATAAAAATGAAACAATTAAATTTTACACAAAGATAACCAATCCTTCTGGCAGCAGAGCAAAGATATATGCAATTAATAATTCAACGGGAGAAGAAGTTAACGGAATATCTTATTACATAAATGGTTCCATAGTTAGAGAGCCAGTTATAACTATTAAAGAATGGACCATTATTGGAATATCTTTTGGATCCCCGCTAATTTTTGACTCTTTCCTAGGATCAATAAATATTAATGGCCCAGGGGTATTTAATAATATTTCTTATTATCAGGCCACAGATCTTCAGCAAATCCAAAGTGTTATCACAAGGCCATGGGCAAATGTAAGGTCTGAAGATGGTGTTAATTTTGATTGGCAGTATTGGGAAACCAACTACTCCTGGAACGGTATGCTCGTAATATCAACCTCTTCAACCTACGGAGTAAACCCTTCAGAAATATATAAAACCTATATTGGAACAAATAAGATTATTGTGGATGATGGAGAAGGAATGATTTTAGACTCTGATAAACTCAAGATTTATGATGCTGTTGAGTGGTCAACTTCTGTCGTGACTCCAGTCTAATATGGTATACTAAAGGTTATGAATCCATTAATTAGCCAAAAAACTGGTAAACCTATAGTCAGCAATGTCCGAAGAAAGGTCATTGAGAAGCAATATGACTGGGGTCTGTATGTATATAAAAAGTCAAGTGGTAAGTGGTTTACAGACGGAGAAGGCAATGTTCTAAACATTGAATCCATGCGTGGGGATATATCTAAGATTACAGAATTAAAAAATGCAGCAAAACACTTTGGTGACCCAGGAGATGGTGAAGCAGTATTTGTTGCGGGACTTACAAGAATTACAGATGAAGAGCACTCAGAACAGTTAGATAGACTTAAGCAGGGACTTATTCCTTCTATGAATGACCTAGGCGCTTGGCATGCTGCACAGCAAACAGTTGACAAGTTTGGTAGGGGTGCTCTAGATGAGTGAAGAAAAAAGATATATTGGCGCAAGTCTAAATACACAAGAAGAACAAGAAGATTTATTTAAAGACCAAGACCCGTTTATCAAGTCTTGGGAAATGCTTAAAGATTATTCTGGGTTAGACCAAAATTTTAAAAGAAGAGTTTCAAGAGTTGTTAATAAGGCAATTGGAGATGACGCATACTTAGATGCAGCAAATGCAATGCCTTATGGACAAGACTCTGGATCTAAACAGATTAACCCTGGAACTGTATATCGTAATGGTTATGGTTTGTTTGATGTTATTACTCCGCCATACAACATGTATGAGTTAGCAAACTTTTATGATACATCATTTGCTAACCACGCAGCAATTGATGCTAAGGTAGAAAATATTGTTGGATTGGGTTACCACTTTGCTATGACAGATAGCACATCGCTTCGCTTTGAAATGAGTGAAGATGAGGATAAAGTCAAGCGTGCTCGTAAGCGTGTAGAAAGAATGAAGATTGAGATCCGTGACTGGCTAGAAAGCCTAAATGATGATGACTCATTTACAAAGATTATGGAAAAAGTTTTTACAGATGTTCAAGCAACAGGAAATGGCTTTATTGAGGTAGGTAGAAATGTTGAAGGAGATATTGGATACATAGGACACATACCTGCAACGACAGTTCGTGTACGTAGACTGCATGATGGATTCTTGCAAATCATTGGCCAAAAGGTTGTTTACTTCCGCAACTTTGGAGCAAGCAATCCTAACCCAGTAACAAATGACTCTCGTCCAAATGAGATTATTCATATTAAAGAATACTCTCCACTAAACACTTTTTATGGTGTTCCAGATATTGTATCTGCTCTGCCATCTCTTATTGGAGATAAATTAGCATCACAGTACAACATTGATTATTTTGAAAACAAGGCGGTACCAAGATATGTGATTACCCTAAAGGGAGCACAACTATCTGGCGATGCAGAAGACAAAATGTTCAGATTCTTGCAGACAGGTTTAAAGTCTCAATCTCATAGAACTCTATATATCCCACTTCCTGGAGATACAGATCAGAATAAGGTTGAGTTTAAAATGGAGCCAATTGAAAATGGTATCCAGGATGGATCATTTAAAGAATATAGAAAACAAAATCGTGATGACATTTTAATTGCTCATCAGGTACCAATATCTAAACTTGGAGGCGCAGACTCTTCTGCTATTGCAGCAGCACTTGCACAGGATCGTACCTTTAAGGAGCAGGTTGCAAGACCAGCCCAGCATCACTTAGAAAAGATAGTCAATAAGATAATCCGTGAAAAGACAGACATTCTTGAACTCAAGTTTAACGAGTTGACGCTTACAGACGAAATTGCACAGTCTCAAATTCTTGAAAGATACGTTAAGACTCAGATTATGCTTCCCAACGAAGCCCGTGAAGTTCTTGACTTGCCACAGGTTAGTCATGGAGAAGAGCCATTCCAAATGTCAGCAAGGCAGGCAACTGACACGAGAGCAAATTTGGCTGGCAATCGCCAACGGGATACAGAAAGAACAAACAGCCAATCTGATGGTACAGCAACCGTTTCTGGAAGAAATGCACAAGGAGAAGGCAGAGCGTCTCAATAATTGAGAAACTCTATAAACATTTGATATAATAGGAAGTGATATGAAAATAAATAAGGCTTCTTGGGTGACTGATGGCGACAATGTTCGTCTATCAATGCCCCTTACCAAAGTAGACCAAGGACGAAGAATCGTCTCAGGTTTTGCATCTCTAGATAACCTAGATAAGCAAAACGATATTGTTACTACAGAAGCATCTATGAATGCATTTGCAAAATTCCGTGGGAATATTAGAGAAATGCATCAACCATCAGCAGTAGGCAAGATGGTTTCATTTAAAGAAGAAAAGTATTTTGATCCAGAAT